AGAAGTTTAAGTGTTAGTTCCTGTATCTGTTCATCACGCATTTGGCTTTACCATTTCTGCAAATATCTTATGCACTAAGTTCTGTTGATCTTGTTCGCTGTCTGCTTGAGCGAATATTTCATCATCCCATCTTTCTTGATTTAACCATGTAGCTGGATGCGGGATAAACTTTTTGTCTTTGCCATCTACACTTGCCGCAAACAAAGCGGCTTTGGAAATAATAACATCAGGGTCGGTCTTTGCAACTGCAACTTCCCAAGCCTTTCTTGCCGATCCTTTTGCCGTCTTTCTTGGAAAGGATTTATAAAAATCATCAAACTTTTCGACCAATATATTATATTCTATTCCAAGGTTCTTTCTTCCAAGGTTATTCATGCGCAGATTTTGCGTATCCCCATGCGCAGTTTTTGCCGTAGGTATACGCAGATTTTGCGCATCGGTATGGAAGTCCTGGGAACTCTTGAGAAGTAACTGGTAGCTATTAGAAGTCTTGCCACCTTCCGGGCGAAACCTTTGTGTCACCTGTATAAGGCCAAGCCCTGCTAAATCGGCTATATGTTTTTCAACGGATCGCCGGGACATTCTGCAAACCTTTGCCAGCCTGTTTATGCTAGGAAAGCACAAGCCAGTTTCGCCGTTGTGGTGGTTAGCTATCCAATACAGAACAATCTTAGGGGCAGGGGCTAAGTCCTGCTCCATAGCAAGTGCCGTCATTTGGTGCGACATTACCCTTCCCTTTCAAAATATTCCGAAACTTTCTTCACGGTATCATACTGCATATTTTCAGCCCCGGTTAGAAATTTATATATCGTCGGGCGCGTCAAACCTGTTTCCCTAGCAATCTTGCTCATGTTTACGTCAACCAACTTTTCACGAATTTCGTCTGGCGTTAGCATTTAAATCTCCATCAATTATTTGCAATTTATGCTTTACACCCGCATTTATCTATTGTAAACCCCAAGATGCAGACAATGGGAGAAATAACAATGAACGCACAAGATAAAGAGTTATTAATTAGCAATATGTACACATTGCTAACGGAACACTGGATGGAAGTTTCGAAAAAATTTGAACAGAAAGAAATTAGCTTTGACGAATACAACAAGCTAAACTTTCCTGTCGGTGCAATCGAAAAAATAAGCAAAACAATAAGAGACTTTAAGGGAGATCAACAATGACCGAGATCAAAAAATTCCACGATGCTATGGAGCTTGTCAGTGAGTTAAACAAATCTCACGGCGTTATGCAAAAAGGCGGCAAGTCATACACAGAGGTTTCCACACGGATGGAAGCCTTCCGCATTACGTTTGGCGGCAACTACGGCATCGAAACAGAGTTGGTTTATAATGACCAGCAAACAGTGGTGGTTCGAGCGATCATCAAAGACAAAGACGGATTTATTGTTGGATCGGGACTTGCGGAAGAAATACGCGGTTCATCGTACATAACCAAAACATCAGCCTTGGAAGTTTGCGAAACATCTGCAATTGGACGCGCATTGGCTTCGCTTGGGCTACATGGCGGCACATATGCGTCTGCTAACGAAATGGTGGGTGTTGAACGCAAAAACGAAACAATAGCGCCAAAGCATACCCCAATGAGCATAGCGCCAGAAGACCGGGTGCAAGCGGTTGTTGATTTCTATAGCAATGGTTGCAGCGCGGCTGCGTTTGAAAAGTTTGAACCAAAATACGTCAAAACAATAAACCAAGTCGGTCTTTCAGAGGAAGACTTTAACCGCATGGTTGAAGCCCATGATGATCGCAAAAAGGAGTTAGAATTATGAAAGTCATTACAATCGCAGGGACTGCAACCAAAGATGGTGAAGTTAAAGAGGGGGGAATGGACAAGGCTGGACTCGGTTCGTTTTCGTTAGCCGTTGACGATGGTTATGGCGCAAACAAATCAACCATGTATTTTGACTGCACGTTTTGGGGCAAGCGCGGCATAGCCGTTGTTCCATATGTTCGCAAAGGCTCCAAGGTTACTGTAAGCGGAGAGCTTACACAGCGCGAATATAACGGCAAAACATATCTGGGCGTAACGGTTAACAATTTAACGCTTCAAGGTTCTAAGGCGGCTCCCAGCGCCCCTGATAACCATGTGAACCCTGTTAACTCTCCCGAAGGCACACCCGCCGATATGGACGATGAAATACCGTTCTAATGAAAGTGCCTAGAATTCAAGTTGAGTTGAGGGATGGGCAATTGCTGCCTGTCTCTCAGCATGACGCAGAACGTCTTGGAGAGTGCAAATTTGGACAGCTTTTTAATCTGTCAGTGACGGGGACAAGATCAAACCCACATCACAACCTGTATTGGTCAACGCTTAAAACCGCGTGTGAAAGCACTGGTATGTGGCCCACAGCGCAGCACTTACACCATGAATTAAAATTGGTTTGCGGCTATTACAAGACAACCATATCGCCGCTTACGCACAGCATAGTGCGCCATGTGGACAGCACAGAATTTAGCGCAATGACACAGGCTGAGTTTATGACGTATTTTGAACTCGCCATGAGCAAATTAGCAGAGGCAGTTGGTTATGACCCATTACACGGATAAACAGATAATGATTAGGGCCATGCCATGCCCAGATTGCAGCGCAAAACCAATGGATCATTGCAATAGTTCTCCAGATGAAAAAAGCGGCTTTATAAAAAACCATGAAAAAAGGGTGGAACTTTTTGACCAGTTTCTCAAACTTTCTGAACTTAGAGGTCATATAACTATAGTAAATTTAGATCATAAATATTCATGGCATAGCCATGCTGGCACATTTAAAAACGGTAAAAAATAAGTAATGTGGTCAAACCCTAAAAAACCAAAGGAAAAGAAAGATGGAAACTATCTGCAAGAAGTGCGGCGGAAGGGGTGTTGTATTTGTGAACGATTTGGAGAAGTGCAGCAAAGCCCAACGGCGGCTCACCATCCGATCCATGATCGCTTTAGCCGTGCGAAGCGAGGTGACAGAACTGCGATCCCGCTTTGCGAAGGCCATCACCAAGGTCTCTGGGATAATACAAAGGTAGCCATTCACAAAGAGCCTCAAAAGTGGCGCGATCTTTATGGGCCAGATTACTCGTATTCCCAGCAGACCGATATATAAAGCACCGGGCCTCTGTCGGGGTGACAGAACACCTTTTTAGCTTTTACGCTGTGAACTTGCTTATCATCCAATATAACGCCCTGCGGCCCTGATATGCCGTCTAAGGCCGCTTTGAGTATATTATCTAAGTCTGGCTTTGTGGTGTGTCGGAAGGCATCAAATTCAGCGGCAATCTTTTTAGTGTTTGACCAGCTTTTCGGGATGTCCATAAAAGCAACCATATCTATGTGGACGGGCCTGTTAGTAGGTTCTAATCGTTCCCGCTGCATAGCAGCCCACGCAGCCGCCTTAATGCGCTTTTCATATTCTCTGGTCTTCTGAGGCGTGTAAACGTGACCAAAACGGCTCATGCGCGGTCTGGCCTTGCCTTCGGGTTGCCCCTCTACCTCAATTTCAACACGGTACATGGCGCATTAATAGTTTTTTTAAAAAAAGTTGTAAATCCCCCTTGCAATAGTGTAAAACGTAATATACATATAATGTATAGCCGAGGCAATCCCGCCAACGCACGCCAATATGGAGGTTCCCATGGCACATTCTCTTTCTTTCCTGCTTTCATTTGAGGCCGCTCAAGGTCGCATGGTCGAGCGCAAGCCAGCGTTTGTTGTCCATGTTGAAACTTCAAGCGACATGGATGTTGCTGATCGTTTCGTTGAGCTTGACGCTGACGATCTCGGTCACGCTGGCGACCTTGCCCACGCATGGGTCAAGTCAATGGGTAACGCCTCCGCCGCGATTCGCCGCGTGATGCACAATGGCGAGCTGCACAAGCCGTGCGCCATCATCTAATCAACATGGGGGGCTTCGGCTCCCCACCAAACTTGAAAAAAATCCAATTGGTAAACTTGAAAAAAATCCAATTGTAAAAGGAGAAACAAAATGGAAACCCAGACAAAACAAATTCTGCAATACATG